ATATAAGTGGCGCTTCAGGAAGATTAAGTCAAACCCATTGCTTAATTGTTACTCATGGCTACTCCCATAATTGCAGAGACGAGAGTCGAATTTGATGGTGTTACCACCGGTGAAGTGAATGGCATGATGGATAATCATGCTCATAGACATGTTAACTGGTGTGCACCACCCAGTGAAGGTTTTGTTGGACCTTACATCCATTTTGATGTTGAGCGAGCACAGAGGGAACTTAGTGCTATGTTGGTTATTGATGCTACCGAGCTTGACATTATTGAGGAAAATGCTTTTGTAGCCATCACCGTGTTTTGTCAAACATGGTTGTGTAAAGCTTTCGGTTTGGGTAAACGCGAAAGCAACCAAGCAGATATTCTTAGAGAGACTATATGTGCTGCCGTCGAGGAAGCGCATGTGGATGCGAATGATTACGTAGAGGAACACATTGACACCACGGTTAAAAATACTTATAATAATGGTGAAGTTACTCAAATTGTAACACGGGTGCGTAAGACTTCTCGATTAGTTAAAGGTAATCGTTCTAAATTTGCTGGATCCCTTGCTCAAAGGATTAAAGTTAAATTTGGTACACTTAAATATACCGAAGCCAATCGCATCATGGTCCATAGGTGGTTGTCAAAAGTTGTTGAAGAAGAGTTCAAAGATCTACGAACTGTTGATAAAGTGTTAGCACTGGAGCGTGCTACTTTTATGGCATTCATTGTGTCTGAGGATTATGCTAGGTTTCAAGTCCTGTTTGAAAGTGAAAAGATGTCAGACAGGCTTTTGGCGCACTTCGGTGCGGCAAAATAGGGATGCCCAGTTGTGACGGATGGGGAGGAACCGTGTGAAAGTGATGCATATAAGCTGATTCCTCCTCATAAGTTGGTCGTTGAAAAACGACTGGGTGTTACCAAGACGCGGCAATGCATTCGCATTAGCAACGTCGCTCCAAATATCCAAATTGCCCCGTTTAATGAGAACTTGACTACTTTACGGAGGGCTGTTGCGGAACGCGTTTTTCTTGTAAAAGAAGATGGTGTTTTCCAAGAGCCCCCAAAACCCAAACCTAAGCATTTTGAGAACACATTAGCAAGTGTTCGAGACATGTTACGATCTCATCTTCCCTCGACCGCTCCTATGAGTTATGTTGATACTGTCAACACATTTAAGGGCTGCAAGAAGAAGAGGTACGAGCGTGCTTATTGTAACATACTGTCTACTCGCAGAGATGTTGCAAAAGAGGCTGAGGTTAGCGTATTCGTAAAGTATGAAAAGACTGATCGTACAATAAAGAAAGATCCAGTGCCGCGTGTTATATCCCCTAGAACGCCAGAGTACAATTTGCGTGTTGCTCGATATCTTAGGAAAATCGAGGATCCCATTTTTGATGCTCTTGGTGAATTATTTGAACACAAAACCGTGATGAAAGGTGTAACTATGACTCAAACAGCGAGACTTTTGCGGGAAAAATGGGAAATGTTCCGCAAACCAGTTGCTGTTGGCTTAGATGCGTCGCGGTTTGACCAGCATGTTTCTAGAGAAGCTCTAGAGTTTGAACATAGCATATATGATAAATGTTTTAAGTTCAAGCACCACCAAGATAAGTTGAGGGAATTGTTAAAACATCAGCTTAAAAATAAATGTGCCGGGTATGTCAATGACGGCTCGGTTAAATATACAACTGATGGTACAAGAATGAGTGGTGACATGAATACATCCCTTGGTAATTGCATACTTATGTGCATGATGATTAAAGCATATTCAATCCATTGTGGTGTCAACCTTCAGTTGGCCAATAATGGTGATGATTGTGTTGTTTTTATGGAAGAACGTGATTTGCACAAATTTAACAAGGGATTGAATGTCTGGTTTCGCAAACTGGGTTTCAACATGGTTGTTGAAAAACCCGCGAAAGTGTTCGAGGATATCGAGTTTTGCCAAACTAAACCTATATTTTGTGGTAACTCGGATTGTGGGGAGTCCTGGGTAATGTGTAGGAACCCATGGACAGCTATTGCTAAAGATTCTGTGTTAATGAAGAATCCAAAGAATGTTAGTAATGCGTTCTTTAAGCAATGGTGTGACGCAGTTGGTACAGGTGGGATTGCCTTGGCTGGTGGTCTCCCAATCTTTCAATCTTTCTATGAAATGATGAAACGATCAGGCCAAGTAACTCGTAAGAATCGTCAAAACAAGACTCGTTATATGGAAACTAATGAATTGCTTCCATGGTATATGCGGGAAACAGGATGTAAAGGTGGTCGAGTTCATGGTGCAATAGCCCCTGAAACTAGGTCCAGCTTTTATTTTGCTTTCGGTGTTACCCCTGATGAACAAGTTTGTCTTGAGAGTTTTTACGATAGTCAAGTTATAGCCACGTCTCATGGGGAGTGGCATCCCCGTGAGATGTTTCCTATTTGTGTGTAAGTAGATTTGTGGAAAAAGATAACCACATTAAATCCATCCTATATTGTTATGGGGTCCATTATTTAAGCAACCAAAACTCATTTGAGATGCTAATACAAATGCCAAGAGACTGCACGGTTGCGCGTCAGTTATAATGGATGATCAGTCCCCTTAGGTTAGGGGATCCCATACAAACCTCCCAAGTTTGAAAAATTTTTCTTTTAACACACTGGCTTCTAGTTCTAGAAACGGAGCCGCACATTTTGTTGATTTGGATACT